GTACCTGCAGACATTGCTAACTATCGCACTGAAACGGTATGCGGTCAACTTTATGCACTTTACCTTAAAGCCATAAAAGGATGAGCATCCTCAACAAAATCACCGTCGACCAGTTCCAGCGTATTGTGTCTATTGAGGCCAACAGCATCTACACGACCAGCGACAAGAAGATCGGCGTCATCGCCGTTCTTGACGGCATCCCAATCGAACAGGTTAAGAAGATGACGATTGCGGAGGTCAACAAACGCTACGGCGAGATTAACGCGGCGAGCAAGGCACTGCCAACGCTGGCAGCTAAGCGATTCGCACGGATCGGTCGCAAGTGGTATCGCTTTGAGTGGTTCATCGACGAAATAAGTGCAGGGCAGTTGGTCGAGCTGTATTCCTACGACATGACGAGCGAGCAGGGTGTTATTGACAACTTGCACCTGATACTGGCTACGCTATCAAGGGAATGCAAGGTGTGGAAGTGGTGGCCGAAGGCGTATGACGGCAAGGGTCACAAGCAGCGCGCAGAGGTGATGTTGCAGATGAAGATGGGTGACGTTTGGGGATATGCCGCTTTTTTTTTGCAACTTTCCGAGCCTTTGTTGACGATTATGCGGAGGTCTTTGACGGATCAGGGGACGACGACGACAACGGCCAAGGTGTAAAAAAGCCGAACTACGGCTGGGTGGGCGTGGTCTATCGTATGGCAGGCAAAGATCCTCTGCGCATGGATGAGGTCTTCAACATGCCGGCAAGGGAGTTCATGAACGCGCTGCTGCTGATGAAGGCTATGCCGTAGTGCATAGATTTTCGCGCTGCGATATTTACCTGCATGAAATTTACCACAAAGTTAGAAGGCGACGTACTGGGCGTTGGCGCTGACGTGACTAAGGAGTTTAGCCTGTCGCGATCTCCTGACGTGAACGCGGCGCTAATTCGGTGGATGCAGGATGTAATCAAGCTGACGGTTGAAGGCATTGAGCGCGTTGACGCCAAGGCTACACTCAACCTCCGCCAATCGGTAGGCTTCGCGGAGTTGCCGGTAGAGCAGAAAGTCGCACAGGTTGCGATGGAGATGGCCAGCTACTGGAAGTTCGTCGAATACGGCGTCAATGGGGTGCGCGTCAACAGGGGCGCGCCGTTCAGCTTTCGCAGCATCTACCCAAGTCTATCGCACGTTGCAGCGATACGCAAGTGGGCGATAGACAAAGCACTCGGCATCCCTGCCGACGAAATCGACGCGGCGGCATACAACATCGCCAAGTCAATCAAGCGCCGAGGCATCAAAGGGCGGCCATTCCTCAACCCGGTACTAAGCGAGGCGAAGATGGACGAACTGGTGAGCAGCATCGCGCAGGTGGTCGGCAAGGAGATATCAATTTCAATTAACGTATGAGCATAACTATAATATCAGCGCTTCCATCGCTGCTTCCTGTCGGCAATAGCGACGTGGTGGTGGTCAGTAGCAACAACACCGCTTCCGCCAACTTTCGCTACGTCTGCGACGTGTCGGGGTCGCTATCATCTGCGCGCTTGAAGTGCGACAAGCTTCCCACGACGAACAACGGCTTCTTTGGAGTTAGCAAGGTCGTTGAGACGCTGATTGCGCCGAAGATACCACAGCTGACGAGCGGCTGGCAGGATGGCGGCTACGCTGTCAACACGAACCTGACCTTCCGCGAGGAGTTCGGCACGCCTCCGACGGTGGCGACAGGCGGCACAGCATCAGCGTCGCTGATCGCGTGGCAGGCGGCGTTTCGTCAACAGGACTACGCGGCCTATTCGCCGAGTGGGTATCAGGCTAACACGATAGCGGGTGCTACGGTCACCGTGAGCAACAGACCTACATCGTATACGTTGGCAAGTGCTGATCATGACTTTCTTGGATTCCTAATCAAGGCAGGCAGTACGCCAGTTGCGGAGATTCAATACAACGACACAAGCGGGGCAAGTGCGCGTGTTTTCACTGTAACGGGCAGCAGCAACATCAGCAATTACTTCAACATGGGCGCGCTTGGCTTGTACAACCTGACGGCAGGGCAGACCAGCGATAGCGACGACGGATCAGTGCTATTTCCGTTGGTAGGCGCAAGCTATACGGTGCGCCTTATTTTGGATGACGCCGCTGATGACAAAGACCGCACCCCAACATACACGATCACGATCGACAACTGCCAGCGTTACAACGACCTGCGTGTTTTCTTCCGAAACATGTACGGCGGTGTTGACGGCTACACGTTTACACGGATGAACAGGCAGCGCGTCGATGTTGACCGCAAGACCTACGGCTACAACGCCAGCGTCTACGGCGATGACGTGTATGATAAGCAGTGGTCGGTGACGTACCGCGACACCTACACGCTGAACAGCGACTGGCTCACCGATGCGGAGTTCACATGGCTGCAAGAGATGATCTACGCTTCGGAGTGCTGGATTCAACTTGGCACGCAGCTAGTGCCGGTCGTGGTGCAGACCAACACCTACAACGTACGCAAGCGCGTGGTTGATAAATTGCAGCAGATCAGCGTTGACGTTCAAGTTGGCTACGAAAACACCGCGCTATGAACATAAAGTTTGTATGCTACCCGGACGCCGATAACAAGCTGGCATCAGGTGTCGACCTCGATCTGATGGAGGACTTCGACATCGAGTTGACGTACACGATACAGGATGCGCAGGACATCACGCGACGCAGCGGAACGTACTCCAAGACGATCACGCTGCCAAGCACTCCGCGCAACGACAACGCCTTCAGACACGCCTACAACGTGCAGAGTTTCGTCGGTGGGTTCACGCCAAACAAGCGCATCACCTGCGCGGTGTGGAGTGATGGCGTGCAAGTCTTCAGCGGATCAATGCAGCTGATGGCGATGAGGGTCACGCGGGGCGTGGCAACCTACGAAATCAGCATCTACGGCGAGAGCGTCAGCCTGTTCAGCGTCATGGGTGAAACGCTGCTTGCGTCAACGGCAGGAGTTGACACCTACGACCATGAGTTCAACAACCTTGACGTGATCGTCGCGGGTGATGCCAACAGCACGACGAGTGGCTATTGCTATGCTTACATCGACGCGGAGGGCAACGCCGACGTCAATGGCACTGTGCCTACCGGCACGCTTGCGCCTATTTTGAACTTATACGGCTACATCGCGCCTAACCTTGTGCCGATCTATCAGTGGCGGCCGTGCTACTTCGCCAAGATGCTCGTCGATAAAATCTTCGCGCAGCACGGCTACCGGTACGAATCGAACTTCTTCAGCACCAGCGGCAACGTCTTTTCAAAGCTGGTCGTGCCTTGGGCGAATGACTGGGTGCTAACCGCAAACAGCGACATCAGCGGCAACGTGAGCGGGAGTACGACGCTAACAGTTGCGACGGGCGGCACAAACGTCACCTTCCCAACTAACAACACCGCGCCTTTTACTTTGTCCAGCGGAATCGTTGTAAGTGCTGACACCTACTTCCGCAATGATGACACGGTTGCGCATGGCATTGAGTTGAATTTTGACGCGATTGCTTCAGGTACGCCGAGCGTTGCAAACGTGTTGCGCTATGAAATTAAATACATAAATCCAACTGGCCCTGTTTATACCGCGCAGCGTTCGTTGTTTGGCCAAATGCAGCACAACTGGCGCACGACCATCTATCTGCAACCACAGCAGAGCTTCTACATCGTCTGCACACGCCTTGCAACGATGACAGGCGGAGCGACCATTACCAATCGAAGGCTGACCATCAGAGGCACAACGATGGGGCGGTTCAACACGATCAGCATGCAGAAGGGGTTGCCGATGGATGTGAGGCAGATTGATTTCTTGCAAGACCTGCAAAAGATGTTCAACCTGTACTTCTATCAGTCGCCACTTGATCCCAAGCTCATCTACATTGAGCCGTTCACAAGCTTTTACAACACTACGCGGCTGGACTGGTCGCAAAAGTCTGACGAAAACGCGGAGATGACCGTTCTTATGGGCGATCCGAGCAGCAAGAAACGCTATGTCTTCAAGTATGCCGATGGCGGCGACGCGCTCGGCAAGCTGTACCAGAGCGAGTTCAAGGAGGGGTACGGATCGCGCATCTACGACAGTGGCAACTACAATCGTAGTGGCGATCAAGTTGTCGACCTCAAGGCTAAGACGCTAATTCCTGCACAGTACACGACGAACCTAATTGCGGGGCGTGGCTTCGACACCGAAGGGAATGGCAATCCGCGCAGCTTGCAGCTGGGTTATCGGTTGGCGCTACACAGCGGCTACGTTCAGCCGAACAACACAGGACTGAATCCAACATTTCTGTTTTACTACGGCCAAGTTTACAACAACAGCGTGCCATCATCTGTCATCAATGTTGCATCTGCCATCAGCTTGGCGACGCACTTGGAGAATCCATACGACACCAGTGCCAGCGGAAACTTTGACTTGTCATTCGGCATTCCGAGGCGTATCTTCTACCGCACCTACGACGTGAGCGGCAACCCGATGAGCTATAACAACAACAACCTGTTCAACAACTTTTGGAACGGCTACATCTTTGAGTTGACGAGCCAGCAGGCGATGACCGTGGAATGCACGATGTTGCTGACGTCTACCGACATTGCAACGCTCGACTTCCGAAAGTTGATCTACTGGAAGGGCATCAACTGGAGGCTGTTGGAGATTAAGGACTACGCGGTGGGTCAGTCAACGCTGTGCAGGGTGACGATGCGCCGGGTGCTGCCAATAGACGCCTTTGTGCCTACAACGCTTGACCCAACCTTTAGCGATGACCCAACCGCCAAGACCGATGGCGAGATCAACGCCAGCATCTACGCACCTGTGACGATGCTGGACTTGAATGAAGGCCAAACCGTTGCTATTCCCTTACTACCCGACAACCCAACAAGCTAAACTATGGCAGATGTAGACAAAGAGATCACCGTCAAGGTCAGGGCGGAGGACGACACCCAGAAGGCGACGCAGTCAGCGAAGGCACGCCTCCGCGACCTGCAAAAGCAGATGCTTGACCTTGAGGCGGCGGGGCAGAAGAACACCGACCAGTTCCGGCGGATGGCTGCCGAGGCAGGATCGCTGAAGGACGCTATCGGCGACACGAGCGCACAGGTCAAGGCGTTGGCGTCGGACACGCGGACGCTGGACACGTTCACCTCTGCGATTCAAGGCATTGCAGGCGGCTTTGCTGTTGCCCAGGGTGCAGCGGCACTGTTCGGTGAGGAGAGTGAGGACGTGCATAAGGCAATGATGAAAGTACAGGCGGCGTTGGCGTTGGTGAATGGCGCTACGGCTGTTGCCAATGCGCTCAACAAGGACTCCGCGCTTATGGTCAACCTGAACGCAGCGGCGCAGCGTGTCTATGCGATTGCCGTGGGGACGAGTAGTGGCGCACTCAAGGCGTTTAGGATTGCACTTGTTTCAACAGGCATCGGCGCGGCGGTGGTAGCCATTGGCTTGCTGATTGCCAACTTCGACAAACTGACGGCGGCGGTCAAGGGATTTCTGGGGATTAAAGTCAAAGAGAACCTTGACGAGCAGATTAAGTCGATGGAGCGTGCCGCTGAAATCGCCAAGGAGCGCGGCGCTACCGAGGCGGAGGTCTTTGCGATGGAGTTCGACATCAGCAGGAAGCGGCTGCAGAATGCGAAAAACGAGGAGGAGATGGCAGAGGCGCGGCATCAGCATAACGTCTTGCGGGCGCAGTATGAAAGCTATCTGAAGAAGGTGGAGTTAGACAAGCAGGACGCCGCCGCAAAAGAGGCGGACAAGAAACAGCAAGAGCGCGACAAGGCCGCCGAAGAGCGCAAGAGAAAACAGGAGCAGGAGAGGGAAGCTGCAGCCGCGAAGCAGAAGGAAATTGACGGCATCATTGCCAATAGCAGGCAGGTGTTGTTAGAAAACAGCCTATCTGCCAACGAGCGCGAGTTGGAGCAGATTGACGCCAGCTATGAGGAGCGCCTCGCTAAGGTCAAGGGCAACGAGGAAGCCACTAACCTATTGCTGGCGCAACTGCGCGCTGAACGTACGGCCAAGATCAATGAGCAGCAAGATGCAGCGGATCAGGCGGAGTTAGATGCGCAGAGGGCGCAGCTGGACTATCAGGTACAAATTGAAGATGAGCTATACGCAGAGCGCGAAAAGCTGCGGCAAGAGGACTTGCAGCGTGAGAAGGAGTACAATGATGCGCGTGTTCAGTTCTACAACGCCGCGTCGAGTAGCGTGGTTGAGATTATGCGATCGCTCGGGGGCAAGAGCAAAGCCGTCATGTTGGCGGCGCTGGCGTTGGAGAAAGGCATGGCAATAGCGCAAGTTGTTATAAACTTGCAGAAGGAACTGGCAGGCATCAACGCCAACGCAGCGCTGAACCCTGCTAACGCCTTGACAGCTGGTGCTGCTGGCGTGACGCAGGCATTAAGCCTTAGCACGATGGCGAAGATTAACGCTGGCCTGCGCATCGCGGCTATTGCAGCCACGAGCATCGGGCAGGTCAGGAGCATCACTGGCGGAGGCGGAGGCGGAGGCGGAGGCGGCACAGCTGGCACAGGGGGAGGCGGAGGCATGGCAGCGCCACAGGGCAACGCGCTGAACCCGAATAGCCAGTTGATCAACCCGAACACCGGGCAGCCACAAGGCCAGCCACTACGCGCCTACGTCGTAGAGTCCGACGTGAGTGGGATACAAAACAGGCTGCGCACCATTCGGCAATTTGCACAGTTGGGGAACTGATGATATTTAACGCTATGGAACTACCAGTATACCTGATGACCATTGACGAAGTTGACGAAGGCGTCAGCTACGTCGCCCTCGTTGAATCCCCTGCGATTGAGCGGCCATTTCAGGCCTTTAGCAAAGAGAAGATGCGATTTACCGAAACAGGGGAAAAGCGCGTATTGACAGGGCCGTTGATGCTGGCAGACACGCCGATCATACGCCGCGACAAAACGCGGGGCGAGTATTTCGTTATTTTCCAAAGGGAAACCATCCGCAAGATGGTGCAGAAGTACTTCAAGCAGGGCAATCAGCACAACGTCAACGCTGAACACAGCACCGCCATTGATGGCGTGTATATGTTTGAAAGCTGGATGATCGACAGGGAACGCGGCATCAACCCACCGAATGGCTACGAGGACGCGAAGGATGGCAGCTGGTTTGGTAGCTTCAAGGTCGAGAACGACAAAGTGTGGGAGGATCGCGAACAGTTCACCGGGTTCAGCATTGAAGGCTACTTCGGGATGCAGCCAACGGACACGGAGATAGAGCTGGCGATGGCGGAGTTTGCCCAAGCCTTTGAAAGTTTTTTGCATACTATCAAAACCAATGATATTTAACACTATGAACCTATCAGATCGAATTTCAGAATTAACACGCGTGCTGCGTAGCTTCTCCGCTGCACCAGCGCCAGCAGCTGCGCCGTTGGCGTTCAGCGACTATAAGTTGGAGGATGGCACGATGATACGCGTCGATGGCGAGTTAGCCGTTGGCACGTTGGTCTACGTCGTGACTGAAGAAGGACTGCTGCCTGCACCCGATGGCGCACACAGCATCCCCGAAGTTGGCGTGGTGACTACCGAAGGCGGCAAGATCGTCGAGATCGGCGACGCTGCACCAGCACCGGCACCTGAAGCTGTTGAGGCGCAAGAGGTAGAGATTGAAGTCACACCCGAAGGCGAAGAGATGCCTGCTGATCCGCATGAGGAGAGGATGCAAGCTATGGAGGCGGCTATCGCTGCCTTGGCTGCAAAGGTCGAGGAGATGATGGCGAAGATGGGCGGCGAGGTTGAAGCTAACGCCGCAAGGTTCAGCACGATTGACACGGCGTTGTCAGCGTTGGCGCAGATGCCTACCGCTGCGCCAAAGAAAAGAGCAAGTGACGCGGTTGTGGAGTCGGTGAAGATGAGCCGCGCCAACCGTCTTGCAGAAGTACAAGAAACCCTAAAAACCCTAAAAAAATAAACTATGTCATTTTCAATCGCAACAATCACCGGGTACGTCGAGCAGAACAAGCTGCCTCTGATAACCCAAACTGTATTTGACGCAAAGACGCAGTCATTATTGCAGAAGCGCGTGGGCATTAAGTCGCAGGAAGCGTTAAACATCATGGACACCGACGCTGTGTTCCAAGATGCAACCGCGTGTGCGTGGAACGCCGACGGCACTACCACATTCAGCCAGCGTACAATCACTGTCGCTCGCGTTAAGGTGCAGGAGGAGTTATGCCCTCGTTCACTTGAAACGGCTTGGCTGGCATCGCAGCTGACGCAAGGCAGCAACTACGAAGGCGTGCCATTCGAGCAGGCTTTTGCAACGCAGAAGGCGAAGCGCATCGCCGAAGGTATTGAGCGCGCCATTTGGCAGTCAGTGCCATCGGTTGCCGCTGCAAGTGCTTCGGTATCAGGAACGGCAGGATGGGCTGTAGGCGCAACGTCGCCATCAGGTGATGCGCAGTTGAACCGCACAGGTGGTGGTGGATTGCTATGGCTGACACGCTATGGTGCAGGTGCTTCCAGCGTCGTAACCGCGCAGCTTGGCGCTAACTTCAGCGATTCGACGATTGTCAGTGGCTTTGAAACAGCATATAACAACCTGCCAACACGCGTCATCAGCAACAACGACTTGGTAGCTTTCTGCGGATGGGACTTGTATCGTATGCTCGTGCATAAGTTGGTGACTGTCAACTTGTATCAGGGCGACCTCGGACAGGTAGCTGGCGGCGAGATGTTCTATCCCGGAACAAACATGAAGGTCGTAGCTGTGAATGGATTGAACAACACGCAGCGTATTTTCGCTGGATCTCTCTCCAACTTGTTTTACGGCACGGACTTACTCTCCGACGAAGACCAATTCCGCATTTGGGCATCGTACGACAACGACAGCGTTAGATTCCAAGCCGCGTATAAGTACGGCGTGCAGATTGCCTTCCCTGCTGACATCAGCTTGGTGTTGGGCAACAACGCTACAACTCCGGCTCTGAAGACCGCGTAAGTTCGTGGGGAGGGGCAACCCTCCCCGCTTCTTTTATTTTGTCAATAACTAAACGATATAGATATGCCTTGCGCCTTAACAACTGGATATAAATTAGGATGCCGCGACAATGTAGGCGGCATCACGGAGGTACGCCTCATCGCCTTCAACAGCGTCACTGGCACTATTGCCGTGGACGCTTCTGGCGTTGTCACTGGTACGTTCCCTGCATCAGGATTTTACAAGTACGAAGTACCGAAGGGCGCTGGTCAGTTTACCGAAACTGTCAACGCGTCAACGGAGAATGGCACGATTTTCTACACACAAGAGTTGGTGTTCCCGATTAACCGCATGACGCAAGCAGTGCGCAATGAACTGCGACTGGTTGGGTTGAATAGGCTTATGGCTATTGTCACCGATAGAAATGGCAAATACTGGCTGCTTGGTCGCTCAAATGGATTGGATGTTACCGCTGGAACTGCGCAAACAGGAACGGCTATGGGTGACCGCAATGGCTATGAGATGACGTTTACGGGCATGGAGGAGTTGCCATGCAGCGAGGTGTCATCGTCAATAATTACAGCTTTGACCAGTGGAACGCAGATCACTGGCGGTTCGTAGCGTATATTAGCGTGCATTTTGGTTGGTTGGAGAACCCTGCGTATGGTGGCGCAGGGTTCTTTTTTTTGGGCTAACTTTGTTGTATGCGTGTATGTATCGTCTATAATCAGCATCCGACAGGGTGCAGCTATTACCGCTTGGAGATGCCAAGCAGTCGCGTCCATGAGATGTTCGGCAGCGAGGCCGAGTTCGTGAGCATCGCTGACGTGCGCACGATGACAGACGAGGAGTTGCGGACAATTGACGTATTCCTGTACAACCGCACTTGGATCGCAGGACCGTTGGATGCGGTCAAGCCTGTCGCTGACATTCTGCGCCAGTACGGCGCGAAGATCATTCTTGACATGGATGACTATTGGCATCTTGGCACTGGCCACAGTTTCTACAAGCACTACCACGACACGAACATGTCTGCGATTGTCGCCGAACACGTCAAGCTTGCGGATGCGGTCATCACGACTACGACGTACCTCCGCGATGAAATCGTCAAGCTCAACCGCAACGTGACAATCTGCGAGAACGTGCCGCACCTACTTTACGACCAATTCAAACCGCAACCTACCAAGAGCGAGCGCCTACGCTTCGGCTACTTTGGCGCAGCGCAGCACACCGAGGACGTGGCATTGCTGGAACTGCCACTGTCGCGCCTCTGCGATGATCACACGCTGGAAAATCGATATATGCTGTACCTTGCCGGGTGGAATGAGGGCAACCCGATATATCAGCAGTATGAGCAGGTGTTCAGCAATAAGGGCAAGAACAACAACTACGGACGCATACAGGCGGCGGATATTTACAGCTACGTTGGCGGCTACAACTTCATTGACGTTGCGCTTGCGCCGCTTCGCGACAATAAGTTCAACAGGCTCAAGTCGGAGTTGAAGATCACCGAGGCCGCATGGATGAACAAGGCGATCATCGCCAGCAACGTCTGCATGTATGCCGACTGCATCACCGACGGCTGGGATGGCGTGCTTGTGGACGAAAAGCAACCGAAGAAGTGGTACAAGTCGATGAAGGCTATGATCAACGAGCCAGCGATGGCGCGTGAGATGGCGGACAGGCTGACGGCGAAGATGCAGAAGCGATTTGACATTGATGAAATCACCAGACGCAGGTTCAATTTGTATAAAAACGTGGCAAGGGATATTTCAATAAAAGAACTTCATGCTATACCTCAAGGCGAGCCAGAGCAACACGATAGCGGTGACGTGGACGGAGCGCGCGAACAGCGCGACGGTCTACCGCTTGCGGCTGACGAACTTGGCGACGCTGGAAGCCACTGACATCTACCTCAACGCGATTGACAACCTGTCGTCCTACGAAAGTCGCTACGACAAATTCGCCTTCACCTTGGGCGCACTGGAGAAAGGGCAATATCGGTACGAGGTCACGGAGAACCCGACAACCTACGCTGCTGGTGACTTCGTGCAAGGCGGACTATACACGTTTACCGATGGCGGCTATGCCTACATCTCCGCGGCAGTGAATCAGTCGAGCAACGCAGAGTGGGGGTGTCAAGGGACGCTGATACCCGAAGGGCTAACACCCGAAGCAATTGGTCAAGGCATTGTCAACACAGCATCAATTGTTGCAGGTTGCGCAACAGCAGGCATAGCCGCGAGGCTTGCCAATGACTTGGTGCTGAACAACTTTAGCGACTGGTTTCTGCCGTCCCTGGAGGAGTTAGGAATGATGTGGACGGAGTTAGCCAGCGATGGTCTTGGCAGCTTCGCAAACCACACCTATTGGTCATCGACGCAGGCATCAGCGACGCAGGCGTTCACGGTTGACATGAATAACGGCAACCAAGGCACGCACAGCAAAGGCAACACCTCCAACCGCTATACGCGTGCTATGCGTCGCTTCCTGCTACCTACGACGAATCCGCGTGTCCTTGAAACAGGATTGGCGATGATTGAAACGACGGAGGGCAGTTTCACGAGTACAACAAACACGATCGACTACGTTTCTTATGACTAAACTGAATTTTAGCTTCATCCCACAGGCGGACTATCGCTACCCTTTGATGCTGCAAAGCAAGGCTAACGACCTGTATACCTTCGGGGAGATGAACGACTACCCGTATTATTTGCTCGACATATACAAGAAAAGCGCGAAGCACAACGCAATCGTCAACGGCAAGTGCAACTACATCTCCGGCAAAGGCTGGGCAGTGGATGCGGATAAGACCACCGTCGCGCAACAGGCAAAGGCGGAGGCGTTCATGGCTGACGTCAACGAAGACGATGACCTCAACGACTTGACGCAAAAGTTCGTCTTGGATCTCGAACTGTTCAACGGCTTCGCGCTTGCGGTGACGTGGAACAGGGGTGGCGGCATCGCCTTCATTGAACATGTGCCGTTTGAAAAGGTGCGCGTGTCGCTGGATGATACGATGTTTCTGATTGCCGATTGGTACGACGAGCGTATGATCCGCCAGTACCCGAAGGGCGCGGAAGTTGAGCGCATGCCCAAGTTCGACCCGAATAACCGCGTCGGCAAACAGCTGTTCTATTATCGCCACTATGCGGCTGGCGTCAAGCACTACCCACTGCCGAACTACCAGGGCGCACTGGCTTACATCGAGTGCGACGTTGAGATCGCTAAATTTCACATCAGCAACATCCGCAATCAGTTTTGGGGTGGGCAGATGATCAACTTCGCCGATGGCATCCCTACCGACGAAGAAAAGCAGGAGATTGAAAGGCAGATGCGCAACAAGTTCAGCGGCGCAAACAACGCAGGGCGCTTCGTACTTACCTTTAGCACCGGCAAGGAAAACGCGCCGAGCATTCAGTCGCTCACACCAAGCGACCTTGACAAGCAGTTTGACTTGCTGAACAAGCAGATACAGGAAGAAATATTTGTTGCGCACAACGTCACCTCACCTATGCTTTTCGGCATTCGCACAGAGGGGCAGCTTGGCGGCCGCAAGGAATTGGCAGAGGCGTTTGAGCTGTTTAAGAACACCTACATCATGAACCGCGTTTTAATAGTCGAGCGCATAATCAACTACCTCACGTCATTCAACGGCTATGAGTGCCTGTACTTGCAACCTTTCGATCCAATCACCGAGCAGCTGTCGGAGGCGGCTATGCTTCAGATTTTGACGCAGGACGAATTACGCGAAAAGGCAGGCTATGAGCCGCTTGCAGAGGCGAATGGCACGCCAACACCTGATGCGGGCGAAACTGTCGTAGAGGCCAGCGCTGGCGTTAATGAGGCTATTAAGACGCTTTCAGGTAGGCAGTACCAAAACCTGATGCGTATTGTTCGCCACTATTCGCAGGGAAAGGTCACGCTCGAACAGGCGCGCACGATGCTGACCGCTGGCTTCGGCCTCAACGCCGAACAGGTTGACCAGCTACTGGGCGTAAAGGAGCAGGCGTTCACCGATGAAGCTGATGAGTTGGAGTTCCTTGCGCAAGTCGGCCAGCAGTTCGGTGAAGCGCGTGACAGCTTTGAGGTACTGCAAGAACGCGAGCTTGATTTTAACGAATACGGCGAGGCGGAGTTCTTCATGCAATTTGCAGTTTCCGATGAAGACAAGGCGCTGGATGACAAAATCGTAAAATATAGGCGCAAGCGCGAGGATGCCACGGTAGAAGAAATGGCCAGGGAGTTCGGCGTCAGCAAGGCGCGAATCCGCAAACGCATCCAATACCTATTGCAAATCAACAAGTATCCGTTGAAACGCGGCATCGGTGAGGCGACGAGGGAGGAGAAAGTGCCAGAGCCGATTGTCGAGGTGCGCTACCGGTACGACTGGCGGCCAGAATATCGGGGATTAAGTAAGGCTGACGGATACGACAAG